TACAGACGATATTAATGATGTTGATGAAATGATAAGACACGTAATGGCTACAAATCCAAAACATAAACCCCCTTTACCGTGGGGAAACTCAGGTAAAAGAAGAGGTATGCCGTGGAAAAAAATGTATGAAGCAAGAATGGCAGGTAAAGACCCAAGTATTCCCTTTATGGAAAAAACTAAAGGATTTAGAGGATCTAATGAAATGCTTCCAACTGTATTAAATTGGCAAGGTGGGAAAACACAAATACAACCCCAAATGAGAGCATTGGCTGAAAAGTTAGGTGCAAGTCATTTAAGACCTGCTGAAGTATTTGGAGGTAGCGGTTCTTTTGTCTTGGGTCAAAACAGGAATAAAGGATTCTTCAATGATTTGAATCCTGATTTAGTAACAACAATGCGGCATCTGAAAGATGGTATGAAAGTAAACAAAATCCCTCAAAATCAAGAAGAATTGGAACGTGCAGTTGATAACTTAAATAAATTAAGATACAGAAGAGATATTCTTGGTGAAGATTTAGACTATGGAGATGAACGTAAATTGGTTGAATTACTTGCAGGTTCTAATATGCAACATTTTGAAGGTATGTTCAAATACAAAGATTGGGATGAAGAATATCCTAACGCAGTACCAAAAGGATATACTGAAGGATTCATTAAAAGGCCATCTTTTAGAAAACCGGGTAAAAATGTAAAACCGGGCGATAAAAACTTTAGAAGGTTTCCTTTTGATGCAGGTTCAATAGACTTAACAGGATATGCAGATCGTATGAAAAACTTTGAAATACATCAAGGTGATTTCAAAGATGCCGCTAATTTATTAGGGAGACATGATTTATTGTATTTAGACCCGCCATATATTAGTAGAGATATAGATTACGGCGGAACAAAAGAACAGAAAGAGGGTAAAGATTTCGACCAACTTCAAAGAGATGTAATTAGAGTAGGCGAGCAGCATGAAGGCCCATCTATAATATCTAATTATATGTATGGAAAAGATAGTGGAGAACCACTTTATGAATACATTGAAGCACTATTAGATGCAGGTTATGATATACATCCGTGGCTTAGAAAACCAAAGGCCAATAACAAAGCACAAGCGGAGTTATTAGCATTGAGAGGTTTCCCTGAACAACAAAACTTAGATAGATTCTTTCAATAAGAAACTCTAAGAAGGAATGTCCATTCATACATTCCATGACCGATTACAAAGGTAAGGTAATTGATACTTGTAGCGATTGTGGTAAACGTGGCCCTATGTGGTCGGGTATGCCGTACAAATGCAAAGGATGTAGTGATAAAATGAGTAAATCTAATGATATTTTTGAAGAAGTGTGGTTTAGTATAAACAAAGGCAAAAAAGGTTCTAAACCGGATTATCTTGATTTCGATGGAGATGGTGATAAGAAAGAACCTATGAAAAACGCCTTAAAAAACAAAAAAGTTGAGAAAGGCATGGGTGGATGTAGTGTTTGCAGATACGGCGCATTACCATGTATAGGTAAAAAGAACATAACACCTCATGGAATTATGTGCAACAATCAAGTATTAGATATGACAATGGGGTGATTAAGATGACAATATTCGACAAGGCTTGGGGAATCGTGAAAGAAGAAAACCCCGTTTCTGTTTCAGTAGGGCGTGAAACTATCGAAGTATCTTGCATAATTGATGGCGAGCGTAAGAGAAAGAGGTATCAAGGGTATTCAAAGGAAGAAGCCGAGCAGAAGTTTAGACAAGAGTTTGGGTGTTAATATGACGGCATTCGACAAGGCTTGGGGTATCGTGAAGAACGATGAGGATGAAGAACCGTGTCTTGGATGTCGTAAAATGATAGATAAGGATAATGGCATTTACATGGGCAGAACATTTGATTCACAAAAAGGGCCGTTTTGTAGTATGGATTGTTGGAGTGGTTCTAAGTATTTCTTTGATAGACATGATCCGCCGCATGATTGGGAGAGATAGATATGACCGCATTCGATAAGGCTTGGGAAATCGTGAAGGGTGATGAATATGTATCTCCTACTAGAAGAATGGAAGGGCCACCTGTTGATGAAGATGGAGATGGAACATATCAATCAATGGAGAGGCTTTTAGCCATAGTTTCGGAAAATATACCCGGTTATCACGGTTTAACCAATGAACAACTCATAGATGTAATTAGAGAAGAAGGCATTACAGGACTTACAACCGATGAAGTGGCACAGATGAGAGATGCACGAGATTCAGGTGGTTTTGACGAGGCGGTAGCCATTGGTAATGCCGAGGCTCTTATCGCACTTAGGCAAAAAATAATGGAGATGTGAAGATGACAGCATTCGACAAGGCTTGGGAAATCGTGAAGGCAGATGGTTCGCCAAAGAATCGCATCAATTGGGATGTGCATGATAGTCAGGAAATGGCCGACAGATACCATGAGTTTTCTTATGGGCCGGATGATCCGCCTTTGCACGGCGGGCTGTTGTCTCAGATAGATGCCCCTGAACATCCTGATGGTTTTGTCATCCCTTGCACATTCTGTGATGAAATAGGCGGAACGCCGGAGTATTGCGAAGGCGTAAAGTGGCAATTGGATGAGGGGTTGGAAGGATTTTACACTTCATGTGATCGGGAATTACAACGAGAGATAGATGACAGGGCTGATGACTTGCACGATATGGATATGATTGAATGGATACAACGGGTTGAACCTGCGGATTGGCCGAGGGTTGAACGGTGGCATAATGTAACACGCACGGCGAGTGATGATTAAGATGACAGCATTCGACAAGGCTTGGGATATTTCAAAAAACACTTGTAGAAGGTGTAACAAACCCCGTATGTCTAACAGCAGTTATTGTTCTCAAAGATGTAAAAGGGCAGATGAAAGAGAATATGTATATTCAGGCGGGATGTCCGGCCACATAGGTGCGTGATTAATATGACAGCATTCGACAAGGCTTGGGATGTCGTTAAAAGTCCTTTCAATTCTGAATATTTCAATTCATTAGATGAGTGGTTAGAGGCTTATTTTAGTGGAGATATGGATGATCAATATCCTCGTACCGATTTGCCTTATTCTAAATGGAGAGCAGAACAACCTACTGAAATGGATGAGGATGAAGCACTAGCACAACATTGGTATCAATCTCAGTCATGCGATTGTAACATGAGCCAACAAGATAAAAGAGATTACATGGAAGAACGCCTTAAAGAAGAAATAAAAAATAATCCTGATGAAGATATAGAAGAGTTATATGGTGAATTAATGAATGAAATGGCCTTCGGACAAGGAGGTATGGGTCGTGCTAAGAAATGGATGAAATCAACAGGTAGATGTGGGCATTGTGGCGGCCAAGCAGAAATGGATGAAAAAGGTAATTGGAGGCAATTCTTTTGACAGCATTCGACAAGGCTTGGGGCGTTGCTAAGTATGATGATGATCCTGAATGCGGTGATTGCGGAGTCTCAATCCCTGATGGTAATCAATATGGTTGTGAAAGATGCGGTAAAGACATTTGTGAAGAATGTATGACAAATGATGAATACGGTTATCCCGGTTATCGGGGCGATATGGATGATGATATACATCCCGCATATAATGATGTAATGAGTCAAAGTGGCGCACATTGTCCTGAATGTGCTTCTGCAATAGTTCAAGAATACGAAGATGAAGAAAAAGAACGTATGGAAGAAGAAAAAGAACGTATGGAAGAAGCAATATTTAGTAATCGTGAATACCCCCATCATGGGAAAGGTAGTTTTGATCCTAAAAGAAACTTCCCTCCTGATTGGCAAGACCTAAACAGAAGCAAGGATAGTTTTGAATCGGCTTGGGGTATCGCTAAAGCAGCAGATTGGGATACAAGTTTTAATTTCAAAGAAAATCGAGAGAAAGCAAAATGGAGTCAAGAAGATATTGATAGGCTAAATGCTCGTAATGATAAAGCAAGAGAGGCTTTGAGAAACAGAACACCACTACCAACAAGAAGTAATGGAAACGCATTAGATCGTGCTTTGAGTAGAGCAAGACGAGAAAACGCAAAACCTAAACCTAAACTACGAATCACACGACCTGAAGATTGGGAATGAAGTTACAAGCAGAATTGTATAAAGAGTTTTTTTCGGCTCTTGCATTAGCCTTACTAATAGTAATGATATATCCGTTTGCTTGGGCGTTTTCTACGTTATTTCAAGAATGATTGATTAATGATTGTCTTTTTACAAATATTGTAGGGAGAGGATATATCTTATCATCATTGGCATGGCTCGATAAGGTTCTTGGACTCATCATCTTGTTTTTCATCTCTCCCCCCTCTCCCTACACCTTATCAAGGATTGACATAAACGGGCATCATGGGCGAAGCCTTTGACCGAGCGTGGGGTTTAGTCAAAGAAGAAGATGGGCAGATAAAATGCCCTCTATGTGGAGAAATAGGAGATGGCAATTGGTATTTCTCACATTACCCCGAATGCGCTCAAAGATATGTTAATGAAAATTCAAAAAATGTAGAAATTGTTCCTAACGAACAAAAGGATGCATTTAATCAAGCATTTGAGGCTATGGATGCATTAGGTGTTCCTTTTGACGACATAGAGCCAATGCAGAATATACTTGATGAAGTGCCGGATTTTGAAACAAAATATAGTGGTTATGAAGGTTTGACATCCGAACAAAGCGATGAGTTAATGGATACTCAAGAGCGAGCCATGATTGATGCTATGAAGAGAAACGGGCAGATAGGCTATCATCCTGATCCTAATGTTAGGCGTGAAAATACTACATGGCGTGTAGGTTTGCATTTTGATAACGATTATGGATTGTATCAAATGAGAAAAGATTTTGTAGAAAATGCCATATCTAACGACAATTTAGACCATGATTCTTTTGCAGAAATGATGATTGAAATGCTTGAGGGTAGTGCGATTGAACAGGAACTAAAAGATAATGAAAGAACTTGGGATGATGTTAATTGGGAAAAAATATTAGATGATGAATTACAAGCCAATCTTGAAGAACGCTACAATTCCATAGGTAGGGGAGAATATAATGAAGATGATATGGAGATATTTGATATGTTAAATTTTGTTGATGAAGATCAACACCAACAAAAAGTAAATCAAGCGTATGTTATGAATGCCGCACAAACAATCAACAATTTGGTTCATCGTGCTTTGGCTGAAAAAGGTATAGATAATAATTATGGTTATGACCCTAAAACCGGAATGGCTGACGGTGAAGGATATAAACGATTATTTGAATTGGAAAAGCGAAAAATAATATCTGCCATGAATGATGAAGAGTTTAGAGATGATCATTTAGACACAAAAAGTTTCGATGCCTATATGAAAAACTATTTGAAAGAAGAAGAGGGCTATGAATGACCGCATTTGATTTTATTAGTTAGAAAACACTATTCTGAACCGTCAGACATGACAACCGTAATAACCCTAACATATATCACAACGCTCTATGGGGAAGCACGTTTCGATTATCCTAAGAGATGATCTATGGCATTTGATGGAGTCAAAAAGAGGTAGAGAATCTAAATCTTCATACCTAAATCATGCTATTGAAATGTATTTCCGCCATTTAGAGAGTGAGGGAAAATAAAATGACTATGCAACAACCACCGCCAATGGGAGGATTACCTCCGTGGGCAAATGATAGCCAACGAATTGATATAAATCTGATTGCTATGCTTTTATGGCAATCTTTGCTTACAGGGGTCGCAGTTACTGTATCGCATTTAGATTGGTATCTGCCAACTGCCTCGTCAGGAGAGATGGGTCTGCAATACGGCCTCATCACCTTCGGTTTCCTTTGTATATCAATGGTTCTATTCCAAGTAGGCGGAATTAAAGATACACTTTCAATGAGGGCTGAGTTTCAACAAGGTACAAGATACGACAAGTGGATGCGTAATCAAATGCAGATAGCAACACGAAGAATGCAGCGTGAGCAGATGTATTCTGATTATGAACAACAATATCAACAAGTTACGGGGCAACAACTATTTGGAATCCCTAATGATGGTTCGGATAATGATAAACAATAAGTGGGGGGCTGCATTTGGTTTGGCCGTTTAGCACTAAACAAGAAAGGCAAACTGAGGCCATGTCTCAGATACTTGCGGAAAATGCCTATGAACGTAGGATGGAACGGCTTGCCGGATGGGTGCGTACCGTAGTGGCGTTAGTGGGCGGCGTAGTCCTAACTTTTGCATCTCTTTTCTTCTTAGACAATTTAGGAGATGTAAGCCCTACACAAGTTTGGGAGTGGCTATCGAACAGGGGGTGAAACCCCATCAGTAGCACAGTCTTAGCAGGTCATATAATAATTGCCGCAGGGCATATGATAAAGAGAGTTTATAGAACATTAAAGCCATACAAGATTGGTGTTTATGGCCCTAGCATGACAGGGAAAACAACATTAGACCAATATCTTACAGTTCCCGGTGATATTGAACCCATACCCATAGAGTTTAGGACAAGTCATCAAATAGTAAATGGGCAATATAAACTACCAACTGCTCACCGTAAACAAATAAAATACAAAAGAGAAAGACATCCAATATCTAGTGCTGATGTAGGAGGTCATACTCAATACAAGAATTTATGGATAGAAGATATGTTTGGTAGGCAAGTAAATATTGTATTTTTTATGGTGGATCATAGAGTTTTGACACATCCTAACTTTAGAGAAGAGGCCGTTGCTTCTTTGCAATATCTTGTGGATAATATTACAGGAAAAGATAGAACCAAAGCAATTTCTCGTAAAGCAAGAAAAAATGCAAGAAATGGGTACAAACCCGATATGTTTTGTTTTCTAATAAACAAAATGGATGCGTGGTGGAGTCCTCAAGCACAATACCTATGGGCGCACGAATTGCAAAGAGAACATCCCATAGTTTATCCATTCAAACAACAATTAAGAGATTTAAGAAAAGCAGGTGTTCAAGCAAAAGTCGAAGCAATATCTGCACAACATGGGCTGAATGTTGAGAAAGTAATGGTAAATCTAATTGAAGCAATCTAAAAAGCCGCTATCTTAAAGAGTCTAACAGGTCTGACAGGGCTATGAGTTTCATACCGGGGTGGAATCCAAACGTGCGATTAGCCGGACTAACTGATGAACAATTACAACAGTTAGCGGCAACAACGGGCATTAATTATGCAATGTTAAAGGCCCAACAAAAAGCAGAATTAGCAAACATGGGTTCACAAGGAGAATTAGAAAATGATACAACCGTAGTTCCAACAGTAGAAATACAATTAACTACAAACCCTAAAAACCCAAGAAAGGCAAGAAAAAAGAACATTAAAATGTTAAGGAGAGCATTAAGGCCGCCAAGATACAATTTAGGATTCTATAAAATATACAGATATAATGGTGCAACAGAATGTGCTTGTTGCGGCGTAGATGTAAGAAGATTTGTAGAAGGAGATAACGCTTACAGTCATATTATTGATGACGATACAGGATTATCCCTTGCTGATTTGTATTGGATGAATGAAGATGGTTCAAGCCGTAAACCTCATGCAAGAACACAAGGGGATCATGGGGATGAGTTGAATAGTACGCTTTGCCCTGCTCATTTACATATATTTCATACATTAAAACAGATAATGGCGGAAGAAGAATTAGCAGACGATGGATTTTCTCGCCCCGTTGCAAAAGGAACAAAATTCCTAAGAGTGCCGGGATTAACTCGCAACAAAACCGAGAATAGAGCAACAACAGAATCTTTAGTTAAATATGAGCCATTTTTCAAAATGGTTCAACAAGATGTAAAATACAAAAAAGGCGTTACTTTGACTCAACATCCAAATCCAATAACAGGTGTTGCTGATATAGTAACTGTTACTTTTGATTTAAGAGCCTTGCAAATACAAGATTCTATGAAACAACAAGGGATTATAGGAATACCTACCCAAATGCCTAATTCTCGTGGAGGAATACCGCAACAACCACAAAGCAATACCCTTTCCCCTAATACAACACCAATAGCGGGAACATAAAAAATGAGGAATAAAAATGGGTTGGTTTAGTAAAAGCAATGAAGCACCTACACAGCAATTTGGCGCACCAAGCACTTTTGGTGCAGCACCTGCTATGGGCGGTGGTATGATGATGAATAACGGAATGACAGGGCAAATGGATCCCATGATGATGCAACAGATGGCACAAAATCCAATGATGCAAGCAATGGCAAACGATCCTGTTCAAGCAACTGCTAGACTTTTACAGTATAATGACCCTATTGCGGCATTTATACAAACTAATAGTATGGGTCTTTTAATGGATTTATTTTCTGAAATGATGACATTGGCTATGAAAGATTTCTTTACTAATGTAACATTCAAAACAGATGCTGATGGGAATATTACTTTAGATACAAACTCTTTGCCTACTAACCTCGTATCTATGTCTGCTGAAAACATTAGATTAACCATGCAAAGTTTGCAAACAGGTTGTATGCAGCAGACTCAAATGAATCAACAACAAATACAAATGTTGCTTTCTGCTCACAACCCAATTTCTAATATGCTCAATGGGCAACCTCAGCCCGGATTCTTAGGTAGTTTAATTGGCGGCATGATCGGTAATCAAGCACAAGGAATGGGCGGCTATGGGGCTATGGGTGCAGGTGCAGCAGCACTTCTTTAAGGAGATGATGAATATGGAGAGAAGTAGATTAAAAAACGATGAAGAGATTCAGTATCATGGTGGTTTGAACCCAATGGATACTACTATACAAATGCTTAGTCCTAACAAAATAATGGTTGAAAGTGCAACTATGATTTTTATTCTTGCGTTTATGCTTTTTAATATGGTTATTCTTATTTACAAAGGGCCAAGTATGTCTCCTACACAATCTATGCTTTTGCTGATGGGATTGATGCTTACTTTTGTAGTCGCAGGTCGCACATACGCTTCCTTTCGGTAATGCCCCTTCAATGTATAGGGGCGGGGGATTTACCCCTCAATACAGGATGCCGAACAGACAACCGACTACAATGCAGAAAATACAAAATAAACTAGATGTCAATGAAGATGGTAAAGTTGATTTAACTGATGCGATGGCTGCTTTAGAACAATGGAATAATGATAATGGCGTAAAAAAGGCCAAATATCAATGCGTAGAATGCGGTAAAGGGATGAGAAAGAAATCTAAATATGGCACTCAAGTATGTGTAGAATGTTATCGTAATCCTTCAGATGCGATGAGGTGTATTTCTAACGTATCTAGTGGTGAAAGATGCAAGAGAAGAAAGCATGAAAAATCATCTATGGGTTACTGCGGAATACACATGAAAAAGCATTCTGAGCCATTACCTTTCAAAGAAGAAGAAGCGTAAGACCCAATAATGATGGTTAGGAGTTAAGATGACATGGCGGGGCGTAAGACAAGAAATAATTGCCCCTTTTGTCAACATCCTGAAAGAGATGTTTTAGAACGTCAAGTAAGAACAGGATTAGTTGATAATGAAGATTTAGATAAAGATCAAGGATGGGCATCAGGTACAGTTCATCGCCATATGAGGCGGCATTCGGGTGAATATTACAACAATAGTAATCAAGATTGTAGTATTTGTACGCATCCTGAGAGAAGTGAAATAGAAGCGGCGATTATTGATGGTCGAGCCTCAGTTGAAGATTTTGCATATGAGTTAAATGAAAAAGAAACGATAATAACACAACATATGGAAAAGCATATCAAACCTATAATTTCAAAACAAGTAGATTTGGAGATGATACCTTCTGCCTTAGAAAGCACAAAAGATTCTTTGGTTCGTATTGAAAAAAATATGAACAGATTAGACCGCATTTATGAATTACAAATTGACCGTGTTGAAGAACAGTTCTTAGGCGGTACTGATGTAGTTAATCCTAAAGATGTGGAATTAGCAGTAAAGATACATCGTGAAGTAAGAGATACGCTTAATGATTTAGCGGTGTGGATGGATAAAGTAGAGGTAATTGATAAAAACCAATCTGTATCTGTTATCACCGTGATACAGGCGCACTTTGCCGAGAAGTCTCCTGATGAATGGCGTGTTTTACGAAATGCATTGGCTGAAGCGGGGGTGCTTGGAGAATGAATTGGTTGCCAAAAGACGATGATGATAACGAACATCATCCACGCTCAATACATTCATTAATGTTAAAAGATTCAGAATATTCTATGCTTTTGCATGGTGAATATCCTAAAAGCGAAGCAAGGTTAGTTGATTTATTAGATGGATTAGATTTCGTATTAGAAAGATGGGTAGAAGGCATGATTGGTTCATTACCCTCCGAAGATCACGAAGGTGTAAAAGAAACAGCATCACAAGCATTAATGTCTGTTATGGCTTGCAGGTTTGCAATAGTTGATTTCATGTCTAACGACAGTTCAGTAACTGAGTTTATGGATGTTTTGAGAGCAATAAAAGAATTAAAACAAGAGTTTGTTTATATCGCTAAACCATATCATAACATAGGACATTTATTCAATTGGTATCTTGATTTACCATTGAAGGTGCAATTTTCATTCAAATATTTACATAATCTTCATAGGGGTGCAGAAATGCAACATAGGTATCATGGTTATAGTAGTAAAGGGAGTCTGTATAAATGAGTGATGAAATCATCAAAGTAAGTTCGACTCCTAATGATATAGGTAATCTATGGCGGCCAAGAACACAAGAGTTTACGGGCGGCTTCAATGGTAGAGAAATGGGTAACTATGGTGATTTAGATGTTAATCCCAATGAGAACGCAGATGGCTTATCTCATCATACAAGGCAAACGCCCGAAGATGGCGAAAGCCGTGATCAACGAGATAAGAAAAAAAGGCGAGAACAAGCACTAAGAGAATTAGTTCCGGGTCTTACTCATGTAGATGTAAGGCCAAGTAAGATAGACCAAGAAATAGGTCGAAGCCCTATGATGGAGAATGAAAATCAATTACTTGAAAGTAGGTTAGGTGTGGACATTGGGGCTAACGGCTTATCCGCATCAGCAGGTGCAAACGTGGGTTCTGTTAGAAGCGATACCCCAAACATTACATTCGGCCATCCATCGAGAGGTGCAATAAGGGCTAGTTTCGATGACGATATATCCGATGCTTTTGATTTGTTAAAGGCAAGAAGGAAATACAAAGGTCGAAAATATGACGAAGATGAGGAGAGTGATGAGGATGAAGAAAAATCCAAACGAAAGAAAAGACGAAAAAAGAAAAGAAAGGGAAAAAGAGGCAAAAAAGTGGGCGGTAAGCACAACACATCCGGTGGAAGAGAACCAAAGTCAAAAACTAAAAGACGAGCAGCGAGTGCTAAATTGCAACTCGACACTTCTTCCAAACGACAATCATTCAACCCCGTATCGAGAAGTATTCCTCTAAGAATGCGTGGGGCATCAAGAGCAGAAGGTATTCCGTTAAGACTTCGTGATCCGGTGGCATATCAACGTAAATTGGCTAATGCTAAAATGGCGAGAGAGCAAGGCGCATTACCTAGAGCCATGACTCACCACCGTTCAACAGGCGGAACGGGTATATCTTCACAAAGCACAAGAGGCGGGTTCATAGGCGGAACAAAAGGTTCGACTAGAATGCCTAGAGTTCCAAAAATGGGAACAAACATGAATTCAGGAGTTAGAGCAGACAGGCTTGCTCGTGGGGCAATAGGCGACCCATTAGGAACATCTGACCCTCTTGTAGCAAAAGCACAATCTTTGTCAAGAACCGAGATATTATCTCTAAAGAACAAAATTCAAAAGTTATTAGATAAATTAAACAAATTAACAAAATCCTCTCCTGTATTAGATGAACATTCAAAGAAAGGCGGGCAAGCAAGCAGCGAGCGTTCATCTGCACCAACAGGGCCAACAGAAGTCCGAGATGAAGATAGTGCAGGTTATCGCTTTGATGATACCTCACTAGCATTCAATATTGTTAGTAAGAGGTGAATGGGTTGAGTAGAGCATGGATGTTCAATCATTCTAATTTTCTTGTTCATCCCCCCGATTCTTTGATTAAATCATATGGTATTGTGGATTTAGATATGCTTGTTGATTTTTTGATGAATCATCCACAAGGTTCACAAATGGATTTGCAAACATTAGAACAGGAATTAAGCGACCCTAACAGCGCATTACACCATTCATTAGATCCTGATTTTAATGATACAGGTTTGAATCCATATGAAGAAGATGCAATACATATGGCGACATTGAAAGGAAAAATAACAAAAGAGGAAGCAAGAATATTGAATAATCCTGATTTGCAAAATTATCCCGGCATAGCCCAAATTCGTAAAAAAGCATTAGGTGAAGGTGCTAAGTTAGTTAATGAGGCAGCAAGAAAGCAAAATCAAATGAATGGAACTAACGAACCCCTTCCTTTTACAGAAGGCGGCGAATTGAGGATGGAATATAGAAACGCTGTTGCAAGTAAAATTTACGACCAAACAAAAGCCAACAGCACACATTTTAATCCTAGAAATTCACAAGGTAAATTAGTAACTAGATTAATTAGCACCAAACAACATAGCGGGGGGCGGGAAGAATCTTATGCACGATGGTACGGCCCTGCTGCAAGAGAATTGGGATTTCTTCCAACTAAAAAGGGTAAAGGAAAAATTGATGATTTATCTATTCCTGCACATTATGTCCATAAGAATACAGTTAATTTGAATGATAGAGGACTTTTAGGCCAAGTGTTTAACACAATAAAAGGTAATACTAATCCTACTGAAGCCGTTCAAGATGTTAGAAATTTGAAAAGTATGTTCCATCATATGAATCCTATTCACCATTCTGATAATGCTTCAATGCATGAGTATAACGATAGACAAGCAGAAAGACAAGCAATGGTAGATGCAGGGCAAGGCAGCCCCGATGGTGAAATGTTAGTAGATGGAAAAGAAATAAGTGTTGAGGGAAGCCCAACCCCGCCAAATTGGAGAGATACACTTCATCCCGAACTACATTCGTTATCTCCGGGTTTTGCAAATTTTATGGATTACGGCTCAGGAAAGTCATCATATGGTACGTTTGGCTCACTTCCTAAAAAAGTAAAACGTGCATTTGAAGAACACATGGGGATAGATGAACAAACTTTAGAACAATTGTATAGAAAGGCAAATACAAAAAAGGGTAGGACTAAAAATAATACTCATCAAGAATTAGCACACTTAATTAGTCAAATGAACCAACAACAAACTCCCACCGATATTCCTTTAGAACCCACCCCTGAAACAGGAATGAAAGAGCCTGTTATACCGCCTCAAATAAAGGTAGGTTCTAACGCACCCCGTATAACTCCCGAACCTAATGCTGAAAGAATAGTAAATGTTGGAAATCAGCCAAGAATCAATAGATTGCCCGCAGAATTAGTTAATCAAATCAATAGAAGGAAATTTGAACTCGGTATAAACTCTAATGAACCATTGTCTGATACGGGCTATCGTGATAGGCGGGCTGCTACAATGAATCCCGAATCATTGAGTAGATTATTCACATCATTAACTAATGGATTAAACATTGAGGAATTAGAAAAATCAATGTTTGAAGATTATCTTGAAGGGGTTCAAATGAGGTTGGCTGAAACCGTGTTAGCAGATTTTACCGATATAAGGAAAATGGATATATCTTCGCCAACCGATATAACAATACTTTCAAGTCGTATTCAACGATCCACTAATGATGTAATAACTATTTATCATACAAGAGGAGATTGGAGAAACATAGCGAAGTCTTTTGGCCTAGACCCTCTTGACGTTCAATTAGTGAAGGTGAGCCTCAATGGATAATTTGATTCTTCAAGCACGTTTGTTTGAGAAACAAATGCAGCAAGGTGGCGAACAACAAGATGCTAATGGAGATGGTTTGGATGATAAGACAGGCCAACCAATCAAGAGAGTAACCACTATTACTGAAGATATAAACAACAAAACAGGGCAAGTTGCAAGCAAGGAAACAAAAACAAAAGTAATCAATCCTACTGCTGAGTTTGATGCTCAACAAGCAGATAACCGAGCAGTTAATGGCGTTGCAACCAATTTAACCACCAAATCAAAAGATGAGTTAATCAATTATTTCATGATTAAACAAGCGAGGGGTACTGCTTATGAAAGAGCATGGAATGGGAAATCTCCCTACGAAGGATACCAAGAAAAGGTTCAAACTGATTTTGGTTCATTGAACCCTGTTGATAATACAGGAACACAACCAAGAGATTCGGCAAATGTAAACCAACCCGAACAACTTGTTAATCAAAAACCGGGTATGATGGATAGAATGAAAGGTGCAGCAAAAGGTGCAGCAAAATTTGGCGCACACGCTGCATTGGGAATGGCAACAGGTGGATTAGGTAATCTTGCTTTGAATGCTTACAATAAAAACCAAAATAATTCAACCCCCCCTGACCCTAACGCCCCTGCATATATGCCCGTAGCAGGTGGTGCAATGTCTAATCTCAAAAATATGGGTAGAGGCTATTTGGAATCAGTTACGCCGAAGGTTTTGGGTGGACAAGGCAAGCCCCTAACAGGCGATCAAGGAGGTTTGCAAGGCGTTTGGGATAATGTAACACAGGGCGGTGCGAATAGAGAAGGTCTAACTGCCGAACAAACACGAGAACAAGCAGCACAATATAATGACGGCAGACAACAAGCAATTGGTGATAAAAGAAGAGATGGGATTAATAATCCTAACAATCAAAATCCCCCTGCCGATGGCACTACGCCCCCTGCCGATGGCACTACGCCCCCTGCGGGTACTACACCTCCTGCGGGTAATAATTACGCCCAACAAGAAGCACAGAAAAAGTTGGGTCAGCAATCAGTAGATGCCGCCGAAGCAAAAATGAATACCAAAGGCGGTTTTGGTACAGGGTTGATGTCAAATATGCTTACATTTGGTATGTCCGGTGCGGCGAGAGGGTTGTATAATCGGAATCAAAGAAAACAAGGCCAAAAAGATATGCAAGCAATTGCGAGTGGACAGCAAGTTAGAAACAGTTATGATTTAGAATCAAAGATACACGATTTATATTCTTTACAAAAGCAGCAATCTTATTATCGTGAAATTGATTCAACGGAGGCGATTAGGTTTGCCCGTTCCTGACCCTTTTGATGTTGCTTGGGAATTTTCCAAAGGCGAAATGAGTTTAGAAAAATCTGTTTTTGATTGGTTTGATTCAAGTTTAGATAGATACCAACCAAAAATGACACCCCCTAAACCGCCAAGACACGCTGCTGCGCTTGATAACATAAGAACCAATGCTACAACTGAAGTTAAAGCACCGCCAATAGAAGGAGAAGGCGAGGGAGTAACTGTTGAAAATCATCCTGAATCAGAACATGAAGTATATGATAAAGGTTCGACAGACAATGTTCATGACGAACCGAAGTATCTTCAAATGGATACAAAAACCTATGAGGAAGCAATTGAAGAAAATCGGGCGGAGAAGATAAGAGAAGCAACACGAGAGCAAAACATTGCTGAATTGATTGATATGCTTTTGATAAATGTACCCGATGCCGAATCTGATTTGCCCGAATCTAATGAAAAGGTTGTTGCAGAAATACCGTTAGCAGATTTAAGCGGTGCAGACCCCGAAGTTGTTATGCCCGATAAACCTAAAACTGTAACTGAAGAAATAAAAGCGGCTCGTGAAAGAACATCACTAGAACAAACGATTCAAGACAGTATCAATGTAGCCGAACAGGTTGGATTAGGTCAAAATAAGAAACCTGCCAAAACTTTTTCTAACAATAAAACCATAGGAGATATTTTGAATGAAGGTGCGATTAATGCAAATACTCCTTCTGATGTTATTGAATTCCTACACGAGATAGTCGAAGATGAACAACATCGTTCCCATACACGAGCGAAACAGATATTCTATAATAATCAAGACGATTTAGTTGAACATCATGGATATGATGAATATGATGAAGTTTTTGAAAAAGGCATTCAAACAATAGTCGAGAACCCGTTTGCCAATCCATTCTATGATATGTCTGCCTTTTCAATAAAAAAAGAAAGACCAAAGGGTTTTGTTGCACCACCTGCATTTACCCCTCCTATTGACCTAATCAAACAAGAACAACCAAACGCAATCGAAGGTTTTGAGACAAACGAGGGGGATGATTTGTCATTGCTGCCTTCATCGGTTTTCAAAAATACAGATACCCCCGTTGTTGATAATATGAGTTTGTTGCCTACGGGGTGGAAAAATGAGTGAAGGCATCAATGACCTCACAAGTAAGATAGATTGGGAAATGGGGAAGCGTGATTTCAAGTTCTTTTTTGAAGATATATGCGGATTTCAATTAGCACATTTCCATAAGGAATGGTATGAAAACGCTGAAAACAATAACAAAGTATGTGTTATAGCAAGTAGAGATCATGGCAAATCTGTATTCTTTAGAGTATATCTATTATGGAAAATGGCATACAATCCTAATACTGAAGTGCTATTCTTCAGCCACAGTCAGCATCAGTCAATAGACCACATGGGTAAAATGAATGAATTGATTGAGACAACTCCTGCTTTGCAGCATCTAAAACCTGCAAGAGGATGGGCAAAACAATTATTCCGTTTCACCAATAAATCTTCTATTCGTGCTATGTCTATCGGTAAAGCGGTGAGAGGGGCGCACCCTGACATAGTGGTACTAGACGATATTCTATCTAGTGAAGCAGATACACAATTAAAGGCTATATCTACATGGTTTTATACTGCTCTTTTACCTGTTCTTCACCATACTGCCCAAATGTGCGTTGTAGGTACTCCATTCTCGTTTACTGATTTATACTCAGAATTAAAAGGTCTTGATGGGTATTGTGTAAGAGAATACCCTGCAATCAATGAAGTAACAGGAGAACCACTATGGCCTGAGAGATGGTCTTTAGATGCGTTGAATGTTAGAAGAGGTGAAATGACATCTATTGCATTTACAAGAGAGTATCTATGTAAACCAATAGCAAGTGATTCAAGTTTATTCCCTGAAGATGTTCTTGAAGCAGCAAAAGATGAAGAATATGCGTTATCTTACTATCCTGAAACTGAAGAAAATCTGAATTATTACATTGGTTGGGATCCTGCGATAAGTGCAGATAGAAGGGCTGACTACACCTGTATGCTAGTTATTGCAATGGATGAAAATAGGCATAAGCGGGTAGTTCATGTTCACCATGAAAAGAATATGAATTTTAATCAGCAGATAGAGAAAATCATAGAATTGAATGCTAGATTTAATCCTGTTATAATAGAATTAGAAACAAATAACTTCGCTATGGCATTCAATCAAGTGCTTAAAGAAATAAGCGATTTACCGATAAAACCATTCAACATGAGTCGTATGAAAAAAGAAGCACTCATGCATACTTTACAACTTCACCTTGAGCAACAACATCTCATAATCCCGTATAAAGACGAAGGTTCTACTAGAAGGCTTATGAACGCTCTACTAAACGAACTGTCTATGTTTACCATGCTTGCTAATGGTAAAATGGAAAGTTTAGGGGCGCACGATGATATGGTAATAGCATTAGCATTAGCAGTTCAAGCAACTAAAGAATATAGAGAAAGTATCGTAATATTAGATGGCCCAACATGGCAAAAAAGGTTAGGGTGGGCAGATGCGTAAGGAATATCTTGAACCCATAAATGGTGTAGAATCTTTGTCTGATTCTATAATTAAGTTTGCAGAAAATAATCTTGCACAACAAGAAATAGACATGGCTCAACAAGCATTAACTGCGGCACAAGAGAAGAAAAAGCAAGAAGATGCTCAAAGAAATGCCGTAGATGCAAGAGCCAATGCAGGTATTGAAGGTACAGACAAAGAAGGCAGTTCTGCACCTACTGAACAACCCGGTACAGTATTACCGGCTACTGCACCTCCTCCAATAAGCAAAACATGGTTTACTGATAACTTTGGTATGACAGGTAGAGAATTAAGTGAGATATTAATCAAAGCAAAAGATTTGAGGACATTAGATAGCATACAAGGGTTACTAAAAATGGAGAAGCAAGCAATAATTAGTCATTTCAAAGGCGTATCTCCTAATCTTGTAGATGAGTTGCCTCTTACTGATTTTGATTATGATGCTTTGAATAAACATTCAGATAGGCTTGATTTGCCATTTAGAAGGTTCGTAAAAACATGGACATCATCAGATGAACAAGGGAAGGAAAAAGCCGCATTGTTATGGACTACAACAATAGACAAATCAGAACGCCTATCTAATCGTGAAAGGAATCTACTAACAAAATGTCGAGAAGTAATATATGCTCGTGGTGCATTGAATGCTCAAACATTGAAATCATATGGAATTCAAGCAAGTCCGGCTGAAATCTCTTCGTTGATAAAATCGCATGGTTTCTTATTCGATTTAATATCAGTAGGGCAATTTAGTAAATCAGTAGGTAGAGGTTTATTCTATGACATAAAAAGAAGAGATGTATTGATTAAAGATGCAGATCGGTTTATTGCAGGTTTGATTGAAAACAATTCAAAATTCAAGATGGATACTAGACTTAACCCTAGAATTGAATTAGGTTTTCATGCGCCTACTGCACCGTGGTATGCAGACGCACTATGCAAAGAATTAGACACTACTAATATCACGTCTAATTCAAATAAGATTGTTATAAACGGAGAATCAGCAGTAAAGAAAGCCTTAGAATTAGCAGAACCATATCTTAATGGACACTCACCTGACGCAAGAAAAATGTTGAAAGGTCTAAGGGGCGATGAAGATGCTCTTTTGGTTTTAGCATATGAAAATATGAGCCAAGCAGAACAAATACAATTACTAAAATCTCAAAGAATTGATGACGAAGAGATGACAAGGAAAAGAGAGGCGGTGATGATAAATGGTTGATGACAAAAAAATGGAGAGATTGTTTTCTGCTATTGGAGTAGATATGGAGAGGTATAACACACCTATTCCATCCATGCCATTATTTACACAAGGTATTCAAGAACCTGCATTATTACAAGGAATTACTATACCTGCATTGTATGCTGCGGCTTACGAATGTATGGTCTTACGTTCTATTTTACAACATCTTTCTGTTGAAACATTCAGAAAAGGTTGGGATTGGGATGCTAAGTTTGTTTGCAAGTGCAAAGAATGCGGGGAAGAGTATCAACAACAACTGCAAGAATGTAAATCATGTGGCGGAGAAGTGCGAAAACCGGATAGAGGCCAAATCGAATATGCAGATGCAATCTTGAAAGGCGGCAATAGAATGACTCAAAACTTTGTAGATGTTCTTCGTGAAGTAGAAATGGATTTGAATATAGTAGATGATGCCTACATAATTCTTACAAAAGAATACTTTGTTGATCCTGAGACTAAGCAACCTCAATTTTTCCGTGTTCGTGAAGTATCAAGGGCTGACCCTATATTCATGCGTATTCTTTCAGATAAAAGAGGAATTAGAGGAGGCACACAATATACTAGCCTTATTGACCGTTCATTTAGAACAAGCGACCCCAAAGGCAAATGCCCTGTATCGGGTATGCCTGTTGTGCCAATTCATTACATGAATCTTGCAGGTGTTGGAAACGGGCAAGTATATACTGAGGGTGAAGTGATACACATTAGCAAATGGTCGCCATCGAAACTGTATGGTCGAAGTCCTGTTGCTACTATGTGGAGACAAGTCAATACATTGATTGCTATGGATAACTATGTTTATTCAGCATACCAAAAGAGAAGAATGCCTAGAGGTATCATGGTTATCAAGTCATCAAACATGGAAACTGTCGAAAGAACAGCAAGAAATATCCAAGAACATCTTGAACGTGATCCTAACTATGTGCCGACCATAGGTGTTGAAACAGAATCAGGTAGAGGTGGAATAGAGTATGTTCGTATGATGGACACGCTTGAAGAGTTACAATACATACCAATCAAAGATGATATTAGACAGCGTATATCTGCATACTATGGTGTATCAAATGTATTCATGAATGATGTATCGGGCGGTGGTTTGAATAATGAGGGTATGCAGATTGTTGTAAGTAATAGGGCAATATCATATGCTCAATCCGTGTATAACCGTATTGTGTTCCCTGCAATCATGGAAGCATTTAGTATTACAGAATGGACATTAACTCTATCACCACATGAAGAAGAAGATGAAATCATGCAACTGCGCCGAGATGAGATGGCTATCCGTAACATGATGCAGATGAAGCAAGCAGGATATGAGGCTATGTTAAGAGATCAGATTGATGATAAGTATCTGAACTTTGACTTTAGAGAGCCGTCTGCCGAAGAAATCCAAGCAAAACAGCAAGAGGCTGCGGCAGCACAAGGCGGCGGGGGCGCACCACCCGTAGCACCACCTGTTCAAAAATCTGAGGAGGATGAGTTAGAATGACCGCATTTGAGAAGGCTTGGGATATTGCAAAAGCGGATTCTAATTGTTCTGATTGCGGATCAAAGGGTGTAGTTCGTTATGTTGCATTGGCTTGCTCTCAATGTCATGAAGCCAATTGGGATAACCCTAATTTTGACCCCGAAGAAGCCGATTGGATTATTGATTCAATTTCTGCGAAAGAACAATTAAATAATCAGCATCTTCAATGCCCTTTGTGTGAACAAAACACAGGCAAAGTAAGGTATTGGGATATGGTATGTCCTGATTGTTATAATGAATGGATGGATGATATATGACCGCATTTGAGAAGGCTTGGAAAATGGTAAAGGCCATCCCTCACGAGATACCACCACTACGTCAATTACAAGACGAAAGCCAAAGATTTAGAGATACAGCAGGTTCATCTCCTAAATATGTAAAACGTAACGAAGGTGGCACAAGTGTTTCAAGCAAAAAAGGCGATAAGAGAGACATGAAATCATCATCTGAAAAGATAATTGATGCTCGATTAAACCGTCTAGGATTAGGCGGGCAACGTGGTGAGGGCAAGGGCAATTCTCATTAAGCATGGTATAACTAGAATAAGGTGAGCGACATGAGCGAAGGGTTTGGAATAATAAGCAAAATGGATCCAATGGCACGAAAAGCGCAAGCATCAATTGATGCAATGCAAAAGGCTATTGATTTGAATAATAGAGATGATATAGCGAAACATTTGAAGGATGCTTTGAATGCATTAGCAGTAGTATCTAGTGATTTAGATTTGCATGATAGTCTTGCAAAACAGATGGCTAATACCACTACCGACCAAGATTTAGGGGCTATTATCAAACACGTCAATACAGAAAACGACTTCCATGCAAATGACGGTGCTATTGCATTGGGTGTTGTTCGTGCAGGTCGAACAGATAAGATTTACAGACCACACATTGTATATTGAGGTGATTTAGATGACATGGAAACAAACAGGTTCAATTGCAGACCGATTAAGGGCTTTGCAAATATCTGATAGTTTGCTCATCAAAAATGACCCTATGGCTGCATCTATGGGTCAACAACCTCCTATGAATACACCCGGCCCAAATGGTGCAACAATGCCATTAACACCGGGAGAAGGAGATTATTCAGGGGTTGGCGAAGCAATTCACCAATTAATAGACTCGTTTGATATGCAAGGAGATTTGATACAGCAAGTTCACAAAGCCATATCACAACAAGCAAAAGCGGGGGTTGTTACTGATGCTTTAAGTCCAATCCAAGCAAAACTTCATAAATTAAGTGGCATTTTACTTGAAATTAAAGCAGCAGCACTACAAGTAAATGAAGGCCATAGTTCTGTTACAATGAATGATCCTATGCAATCTATGAGTCCAACAGGAAATCAAAGACTAATGGCGGGAACAGCAAGCCCTGTTTTTAGTCCTCAAGGAAATATGAGGCGAATGTAATGTCATCAGAAGCAGAATCTGTTGAATTACTAAAAGAGATGATAGAAGAAGTGAAACTTCTAAAGGCTCAAGTTCAACAACTTGAATTAGAAAACGCTGATTTAATCAAAGCAGCAGAAGATCCTACAATTATGATGAAGAGAAATGGGTGGCAAGCATTCATTACTCCTCATGCAGATGAAACATTTGACCCCCTCAATAGAGATGTTAATCCAATGGCAACTAATGTTGGCCCATTTTCAGGTAGCGGCGATATGATTACTAAATCTCGACATGATGAATTAAGAGAGTGGCAAGACTTAGAAAGTGAGATGAGATAATGAGTTTTGAAGAAGCGTGGGGTCTTGTTAAAGAAGATTTACCGATAGGTAATGCTGTTGATAATTCAGGGCCGGAAGGTGTTGCGGCTTTTGTTGCAGAAGTAAGAGATTTAGTAGAACAAGGGATGGATGTAATGTCGGCAGTTAGAAATGTGGCAACACTACTAGATCTTGATGGTAGAGATTTAATGAGAGCATATACGGAGGCATATAGATGAAATATTTTGACCCAATGAAAGAAACCCCTGAAGGAAGATTACTAAGCGTACTAAAATCTATTGAAAAAGAATTAGGTATTGAAAAGAACGTCAATCGTATGGGTTGTAAAATGGGGTGTAAAGAAGATGATTGCCCTACTTGTAATCCTAAGAAAGAAAAAGACATTAAGAAATATCAAGTTGAACCTAATGTAAGTAATGGTATGCCTCATTTCCATGAAGTATCAGGTGAATCAAATAGAGCAGCAGGATTTGGTACTAATCAAGTAATGCCATATACTGAAGAAGGAACAAAAAGAACATTCATTTCAGAAGTTGCAAAAATGCCTAGTGTAGCACAAACAGGTTATGATGTCAATGCATCTTCACTACATATGCATCTTACTCATTCAGGTGGACATTTCTCAAGTGTAAAACCAATTGAAGATTCACTTATGGATTTGAAAAAGAACGCAACGCAAGGTCAGTTGGGTGCAATTGATGAAATTGCGGGTTTGATTGAGCAAGTCTATGCCCGCCTGTGAGGTGGGAAAAATGAATGATGAATTAGTACGATTGAGAACAGAAGTTGTTCTTTCTTGTGTTAATGCACAAAATCCGCCTTTCGATGAATACTTATCTGTATTGAAAGATTCTGAAATAACTAAACAAGACATGGCTGCTTTGGCTATGATGGCAGATAGTCCACCATATTCTATGAGAGACTTAGGTTCTCCTATGTCTCCATCTCAAATGGTAATTCCTCAAGAATATCAAAAATACTTAGCAGGGCATACTAAATTATCAACTACATATCTAAATGATTGGCCTATGGCTGAACAGGATAATCGTTTTGGAGAACATCATCCATTTGGTATGAAGTCAAATTCATGCCCATTACTTCATGGGGCTGCATGGGGTGAACCATTGTATGTTGATCATTTATTCGATTTTATTACTCATTTAGGCGATGAAGAAAATATTGAAAAATCAGAAAGATTAACTTTGGCTCATAAGCACAAAGAAGGAGAACGCAATAATCGTTTATCTCCCGATGAGGCTATGATTTATGGCAATCCCGATGAATCTATATTAGATTTATACATAAAAGACGTAAATAGACATTCCAATTATGAAGAATGGCAAGAGAATAAAAAAGAACAACTATCTAAATTTGGTATGTTACCTTATCTATTTGGTTTAGAATGGAGTAATAATGACAAGAATGAATCAATGATAGATTTGTTAAAAGACCTTTCAAAAACAGATAGTTATTCTTCTCCCGAATCAAAAAGCATTAGAAACAATATGCAAAACAAAGCAGGTATGACATGGGATAGAGTATTACGATCTTGGCGAGATAGATTTACTCCTTTGAAAGCATGGTGGATGAGGCCAAGCGATAGACATGGCCCTACATCATCACCTATGGTTTCAGACCCCACATCTCACTTAATTCATCCATTCATTGATGATGAAGAATCGCATAACCATCATTGGTGGCAACCGTTTCAGCGTTGGGGCGGTGTGGGGCGAGACTCAAAATCTCTTGACACTATCTTAAAACAATCATATCCTGATATATTCAATGAAGGTTGGTTATCTGATTTCTTAACAAACGGGGTGGAGATAGATTCACCTGCAATGCTTAGTGGTAGTCATTTCCCTGAATTGGCACGAGATTCACCCGATAATTCACATATGCATACCCCTACTTCAATAGGAGATGTTGATTTTGAAAGAAGAAGGGCAAGTTGGAGTCATGCAGCAAATCATCAACATCTTCATCCCTCACAAATAGGGGGTCAAGGTGCAAGAATGACAATACCAACAAATGCGTTTTCAATTAGCCCATTCGGTAGAGCGATGCAAGGAGTTACTGATTTAGGAGTAGCAAGAGGGGGTATGTTTAGGGAAAACCACCCTAACTCTAATCCTATGTGGCATGATTTGCACAATGCACATTATAATGAGACTGATATTGCACTTAGGATGAAAATGATGGAAATGGCAAAGGGGCTTAGAGAAAAGCATGGTAATGCATTGTTTTCTCCTACAACAACTGAAGATATGAATGCTAATACTATTGCAAGAGGCAACATTCAACAATTGGCTGCGGCTGCTAACATGGCATTAATGAGAGGAAAACACGGAGAGGGCGTGTTCGGAAACGTGCATCCATCCTCAAAAAGAGTAGCCCCCCCTATCTTTAATTCAGGAAATACAGATGCATGGGGGCATAACATGAGTGCTAACCTAGCATGGAAATGGGATCCTCGTATTAACGATATATCATTTGATGTAAAAGAACAACCATTCAATCTATTACAAAGAACAGCACATGAAGGATTAGTTAATGGATTAAACATGAATCATCATATGCACCCTATTACACCTAAGACAAGAGAAATAAATGCTTTATCCGCACATCCAACAGGGAGTATGTCTCTAACTACTGATTTACATAAATCTGATGATTATGAACAAACAGGCGTGTTTGAATCATTAATTGAACCTGCTCACGTCATAAGAGATTTAGATGATATGGAAACACTCAAAGGCTTTAGCGGAGAATGGGTAGTTCAAAAGAAACCAAAAGGAAAAAGAATTATGGTTAAGAAAAAGGGCAAAAGCATAGACCCTACAAGTTTGCCCACTAAAGTAAAGAAGTCTCTAAAAGATACAATCAAGGGTGATGCAACATTTGATGCTTATGTTGATGGCGATTTGCTTACTGTTGTAGATTTGTTGGTACATAAAGATACAGACATGGCAGTTGAGCCATTAAGTGATCGAGTAAATACATTAAGGACACTATATACAACAACAGACAATGTTCATTTCCCATCTCCTAATTCATGTGTTACTACTGATGAAGATGGATTAATGAAAACAATTGCTACATTAGATAAAAGTGATTTACTAATTAGAGATGCACATTCGACTTTTATCAAAGGCAAAGAAGTCCATCCGAAGTGGGTTCTTTATCCTCAAGACGATATATCGAAAGCATCTCCTTTGCCTCCTTTGCCTGAAATGAGTTTGAAGGGCAATCAAGTTGTCTTAGAATATCCTGCAATATTTGAGCCTGTAATTGTAAAAACAGATATGGATGATGAAGGGTTCTTTGTAGTTGATTACGAAGGGCCATCTCATTTAATTAAACAAGCAAAGGCACAATTTGTGATTTGGAGTCCTGTTGCAGGTATTTTCCTCAAAGAAGGTGCGGCAGGTGGTGCGGCAGGTGGTGCAACAGCAAATACGGGAACAGTTACGTCATCAGATAGCGGAACATTACGACCATTGCATTCTGCTCGAAAACGCCCTCTAAAAAGAAAATCAATGGATAAAGCCCCTGAAGTTATGACTGAAGAAGAAGAAAAAGGTTCTATTTCAACTATTATGCGCTATGCAAGAAGGGCTATTGCAAATGCCGATGAATCAATGAAAGAGAAAAGATTGATTGGGATTATTGATGGTTTGACATCTAAGAAGTTAGAATTGTACGGTAATGAATACGGGCTTGAAAGAACAGAAAGTGGAGAATGGACTGTAAATGAGGCTATTGATGACGATGTAGCAGAAAAATTTGCATTTCCTAGAATGAATAGGGCTTCAGCAGATGGTGGCGCATGGTCGGGAATGCAAGCAGATCTTACTGCACCGACAGGGCCAACGGAAATTACTGACGAAGAAAACACCACTTTTGGCAATCCAAAAAGGGAAGAAAGTGAAGAGACTATGGATGATATGTTTAAGCCATTATCTATGAGAGTAACAACAGATGACGGAGAGGCTGTTTTAGATATGAAAGAGGGAAAAGCAATACTTCGTTATCCCGGTAAAGAAAAAACTCATGATGAAGATGAAAACGATGTAGTGCAAGCCACTCGTGATGATCATGTCCTATGAGGGCTGTCAGTCCTGTCATGATGTTATTCATATACTATTGAGAAAAGTATGTTCGATTAATGGCAACGGCAAGCATGAGTCAGGGATGGTCTGCTGTCGGTGAAACGTCAGATAGATGGATTCTAAAAGAATCTAAAGGAGAAGATCTATTTGTAGCAGGATATGCTAGTGTAGATATGGTAGATAAACAAGGAGATAGAATACCAACTTCTGCTCTAACTAAGGCATTTAGTAAGTTCATGGATAACAAAGCATTTCGTAATGTTCAGTTAGCACATAGCGGAATCCAAGTAGGAGAAGTAGTTGATAACTATACAGATTCACAAGGTCGCTTATGGAAATCTGAGGTAGATAACCACGGATTATTCGTAGTATGTAAAATACGCAGCGATATTCAGAAAGCACGAGAAGTGCAAAAGCAGGTACGAGATGGTGATCTTCGTGCCTTTTCAATAGGTGGACAAGCATTGTTCCGTGTATCTAAGCATACACCTGAACATGGAAACCACCGTGAGATTACGGACTTGGAATTGCACGAGATAACTTTGTGCAAGAAAGGGATTAATCCCGAAGCCCGTTACACAATCCTCAAAATGGATAATGAAAATATACAGGAAGTAAATAAAATGACTGAAAGCGAAGCATTAGTAGAGATAAGAGAAAGTCTGACAGGGATATTAAAACATCTTGACACAGACTCGATAACAAAGACCGAAGAAAAATCCGATGAAAAAATGGGATACAAAGGCGACAAAGAGGATAAAGATATGAAATCCAAAGATGAAGCCAAAAAGAGTAATGATGGTGCAGTAGCATACATTGACACTCTTGAGAAGTTTGCTCACGAACAAGGAGTAGATTTAGATGGTCTAAGAGGCCACTTCGGATTAGAGAAAGCATACTTACAAGAAGGTAGCGGCGGATATTCACACCGAGGACAGGGCGACCCAATCGGTTCAGGAGAAGATGCAACACTTGCACCTGCCCCATCTCTTGAAGGGCCAAGTGGAAACAAATACGTCATCAAGCAACCGGGAGTTGCAAACATGGCATACAACGCACCATCCGGCAGTAAAAACATCATTAAGAATGAAATTACATCTGAAGGATTAGAGCGTGGATACAGGGCATACGCATCTCTAAGAGATGAAGAAGCATTGAAATCTCTTGTTAAGTCAGATTGGGAATCACGTTATGACGCAGAAACTGCTAGAGCATTAGAAGTTCAGAAAGCATCTGATTATAGCGGTCAAATTGCTACACTAAAAGCAGAAATTGATTCACTACGTTCAACTGCTGTCGAGACAGCATCTATACAGAAATCTGATGTTTCAGATATTCGCATTCCAACCCACGAAGAATTTGCCGCTATGGGCAATGACCTTGATGCTTGGATTGCTACTGAAGATCTAGCAAGGAGGGCTTTGAGAGGCGCATAAGCGTTTTTCGGGTACGGATAATTGGAGGAAAAAAATATGAGTGGATCACGAGGATACTTACGCACAATTGAAGATATGGAAAGGCTATACTACGGGGCAGGTGCAGGTGCTAACGCATGGGCATACTCCGGTACAGACCTTTTGAAGGCTGACTCGCCTTTAGTGAGCAGCACAACCGGAACTTATCAGGCTATATTTGGCCGTAAAGTTTGGTCGCAACTGAACCAAGAGTTCAATGCGTTCTCTATACTACCTAAGAAACCGTGGGAAAAGAGTGGTTGGAGGGTCGTTACTGACAAACCATCATTCACAAGCGGTGGCGGTGTTGCAGAAAACGGAACACTACCTGACACAAGCAAGCCTGTATTTGAGGAAGTCAGCACAAAACCAAGAACAGTAGCGCACACTTTCGACCTATCAGAAACAGCAATGTTCCTAGCAGACAAAGATGACGGTCTTGGAGATGCAAGAGCAGTTATGAAGATGGAAATGGCAAAACACCACGCTGAACACATCAATAAAATGCTATTAGAAGATGTAGATACACTAGCAGGAAACAATTTCCAAAGCCTAGATCGTGCTTTATCATCTTCCTTTACAGAATCTGCAACAGATTTCGTATCTGCAATTACAGACCACAACCAATACAGCATTACCCGTAATGGTGCAGGGGCAGGGTCTGCACAATGGTACGATGCTAATGTGGATGCAGGTTCAGCAGGTGCAGCAAGAGCATTGTCTCTAAACATCTTAGATGGAATGTTCAGAAGCGTATGGGAGAAAGGAGGACAGCCTAAAGTTATCCTTACAGGATACGATACATTAGAGAAAATCCAACAACTCTTACAACCACAGCAAAGATTTACTGAAATGAAGAGAGTTGTACCGGGTGTAAACGGTGTAAAGGGTGTTCCGGGTATGGAAGCAGGTTTCGTAGTTGCAACATACAACGGTGTACCACTAATCCCATCCAAAGACGTTTTCGCAGAATCAGGCGAACTTTCAAGAATGTATTTCATGGATACAGATTATATGTATTTCTGCACAGCAAAACCAACCCTATACCACGAGTCAGGTATTGAAACCGGAGATCCTTTCGGAATCAACAGACTAGGGCAAATGGGTATGTTTCACACTATGGGTGAACTATGGCAACTATTCTACCGAGCGCATGGAAAAGTGAGGGATATCGCTGCTTAAGTGCAAGTGTAGGAAATAAACGGAGGAAAAGAATATGGGTAACACTAATTTAACCGGAAACGGAACAGCAATACTAGATACACGACTATGGGCAGGAGTAGGTTCTGATGATACTACTTGGCAAACAGGTGCTGCAACAGGCACTATCAGCATGGGCGTGGTAGATGTAGTAGTAGCAGATGGAGATGCGGCTTTCGTGTACGATCTTGCACTATCAACAAACGCAATAACAGGAACTGCATTAATCGGTATCCTTAGCGCACACAACATAACAACTGCGGGTGGAAACGCTTTCACAGTTGCAGGGAACGTATCAACAAATACCCTACTCAAACTGACACCTGCTTCCGCAGGTCAAGATGGAGATACGGTACGAATTACCTTCCTATACCGTTGAGGTGAGCCACTAATGGCACTATCTCTACGATATGTAGGCGCACGACCCTATACTGAGTTCAGAATAAATGGGCTTACTATTGGGTTTTCAAGAGGCATGGTAAGAGATGATATTGATGAAACTTTTATCACAACTAAGATCATGCCTATGATAGCAAATGGTTCTAAATCATGGGTTGTTGAAGGGGCAGATGCTAAAACTACAAAGACTCAGAAGAAAATGCTTGAAGCATTAGAGCCTGAAGTAGTAGAAGCACCTGTTGTAGAAACACCTGTTGTAGAAGAGGTTGTTGAAGAAGAAGTAATTACTACTCCTGAAGCAGTAACTATGTTAGACGTTGAGGCTCTACTTGAAGCAGAAGGATTTTCTTCTTCTTTGACAAGAGCGCAAATGATGGCATGGTGTTCAGCAAGGGATATTAAAACTGCTAACACATCAACAAAAGCATCTATGACTGATTTAGCCCGCCAATATGTTGCGGGGTCTAACTGATGGCTGATTTTGACATTGACGATGGCATAGGTCGCTATGCAAGTAGAGTTAGAGTAAATCGAAAAATGATTACTCTCACAGCAGACGGAACAAACACGATTACTGAAACCATTCAAATGAATGGAAAAGTAGGCAGGGTTGTTCTTGATGTTAGTAGGCTTACTTGTAATGCAAATGCAGCAACAACAGGAAAATTCAATATATTGATGGATCTGACAGATTCAGCAGGAACACCTTTGAACTACACTTATTGTGATGAAATTGCAAACTTTGATGTTAGAACTGCTGTAACAGGCGCATATAATTTCCAAACATCCGAAGGCGGTAACATGAATGCAGATGGTGGGGCTACAAGTGGACTTCACTTTACTGTAAGCGCACCTGCAAGCATTACTACCGGCGGAAAAACAATTGATGAACCTGCACCGTGGAGTGGACTCGTATGTGGTGCTGTAACATTCAAATTAGAGACTACAAATGGTGTGTTTACTAACGGAACTACTGCAAGAGTTCTTGTAATTCACGAGTAAGAAAAAAAAACAGTTGTTATATAGGATTGCAAATAAGGATTGGTTTGTATGGCACTCACAGTAGCGCAACTTGGCAGAACAAATGTAACAGGCAACAGACTAACTGTTGCTTTGAAAGTAACACCTGACTCCTCATGGTTAGCAGCAGGGGAATCATTAGACCTTACTGCTTATGTTTCTAATATTGAAACAGTCCACATTGAATCTGATATTGGAGGGTATGTTTGGGCATACGATAGATCAGCAAAGAAAATCCTTGCTTACGAAGCAGGGGCAGACGGTGCTTCTCTCGATGCAGTAGCAGACTCCACCGACCTTTCAGGGCAAGAAATATACATCACCGTAACAGGTGGCCGAGCCTAATCGGGGGCTTGTAAATGCCCTCATTAGAATTAGGCGACATTTGCTTTGAAGAAGCACACGAAATAGAACGCCGCCGTAAGGTACGCATGGCTGAAATTGTTTCTGATGATGGGGCAATAGCAGAATCCGAATCTCCGTTCAGTTCTCGTAATCTTGCACAAGCAGCAGATGTAAGAGTAAAACTATCAAAGAGAGAAAGGTTTGATATTCAAAACATAGGTTCGGGTACTAGATGTACCAAGTGCAGCCTTCTACATTTTTGTTGGACACCTCGGTGTGCAGGATGCAATGCAGTAATGGATTACAACTTAGGGAGTTAAGGGGGATGACAAATGCCAAGAGTATTTTCACCGGGGCATAGACCCGACCAACCCCTTTATCCTGATGAATTAGTATATTCAACAGTAGCAAAAGTTGAGTCATTCTTACAATTACCTGCCCCAAGACCTACTGCATTGGCTGCAAATACAAGCACAGGTTCAGAAGGAGGGGTTACAGTAATCAAAATACCAATATCAGGAGAAGATTACAGAAGATGGGGATTCGCAACGGGAGATGTAGTTACAGTATATGATGACGCAGACGCATTAGGCAAATCATACACGCTAACAGGTATTGTATCAGGCGGTGCATCGGGAGTAATTAACCTTAAAGCAACAGATCAAGGTACTGCTTACACAACAGCAAATAGTGCTTATGTTCAACCTACATCAGTATTATCTAACAGTTCACAAAGAGGAATAAGTAAATCACAAGTTGAGACATTAATTAAAAATAAGCAAGATTACATTGACAGGATATGCAGAATGGCTTGGCGACCTAGATTAATAGTAGATGAATATCAAAACTTTACTACATTCAAACCATATCGCCGTAGATACTATACTGACTATGTAGGTGCTGTTTATGTAAGAAACAGACCGATTCAAAGAATTATTAGATTAGGGGTATGGCAAGGAGATGAATATAGAGAATTAGCGTCATCTAAATTAAAATTGAATGTTCAAGATACTCATTTATTTAATGGTACAGATAAAATCTTCTTATGTCCAAATATTGCTCATACTGCTACTTTGACAAGTGGAAGCACAACAAGCACATGGGCAAAGGACTTTGGCTCAAAAACAGTAGCAGGTGAAATTGCTAATTTAATTAACCAAGATGCTCAATCATCTAAGGCTGCAATACAAATAGGAACTATGACTGAAAATGGTTCTGCACTTAATTTAACCCATGAATATCTTGCTACCGCTAATAGTGATGAAGGAGATGGTAAAATTTTAATTAGCAGCACAAGATCGTTAGATGAAGGGAATTCTTCGACTATTGCAGTTACGAATAGTAGTTGTTTTACATATTCATTGGCTAATACTGTATCATCAACAGTTACATCAACAGGTAGCACTTTTGTTTTAAGTGATGCATCAGGGTTTGTGCAAGGAAATGGTTTGTATTATTATGGAACAGGTGCTACAATAAGAGTTGCTAGATGCACAAGAGATGGCAATTCAATAACAATAGCAGATGATCTTACATCATCATTCCAAGCAAATCTAACTAATGGTTTGACAATATCTCAAACTACGTTTGATTGTGATGCTACCGAAGAACAAAGACAAAAGGATTGGTGGTCTATGGAAGATAACGGGGCAATTTTATTCAATAACCAATATCCTTTCTTTGAAAATCACAGCCTAAAGATTTCTTACATATACGGAGAAAGATACCTAGATAAAGCAATAGAAGAGGCTTGTACGAAATTAGTTGCTGTTGATATTATGCTAACAGATGATTATACGGCTATGTTCCCCGAAGGTGCGGCGGGTATTGATTTGAACTCAAAAATACAAAAATTAGAAGAAGAGGTCAAAAGAATATTAATCCCATATCAAGAGGGCATCATAGTAGCAGGTATGGGTGGTTAATCATTGCGTCAGAAGTTGAATATGTTAAGAAAGAACTTGCTGCTCTTAAGCAATTTCAACAGGCAATAGATGCATTTCTTACATCTTACCCTTCTATGAAACAACTTTTAGAAGTCAAAGAAAGAGAAATGGCTGAAGCCGATGGCTTAGAATATACTAATGATGAAATTTCTATGATTGTAGATAAAATCATAATGGGTGGGCCTTTGTATAGAAACATGATTACCGCCCAAGACAATCATAAGAAGGCGGTGAAAGGAAATGGCTGATGCAATCATAGGTCTTAGAAATATTCTAGTAACCAATTGGTCTAAGCCACCTGCACCTTCTATCGAAGATATTGCAGATTTAGATAAAGGAGATGCTAAAAGAGTAAGAATGCTTGATGGCGACATTATTCGTATATTTGAAACAGCACATAATGAAGCACAACCTGAGTTATTGTATGACTATGTAAACGAACACGTCAATATTACAATTGATGTTAGAACCGCACAAAGTAGAGAGAGACTTAGTGAATTAAGAGATGAGGTAAGAAGAATACTTTATGCGTTCCGTAAAGGGGATGGAACTAATTTTGATAGAGTAATATACAAGACAAGAACAGATTTGTCGGATAGAACAAAGAAATTGTTTAGATATACATTACAATGTGAAGTTGTTACTTTTGCATCATTGGCAACATCTGATGATGTATTTGTCAATCCTGCAACGGGGGCAGTAGTTGGTTCTACAACATATCAAACCTATGATGGTGATTTGGCTGCAATAGCAAATCTTACCCCTACTGACGGTCATACAATTATTGGTAATGGCACTACATGGGTTACTTCAGCAGTTACAGGAGACATAACAGGAGTTACTGCGGGTACAGGATTATCGGGGGGTGGTGCATCAGGCGCAGTTACACTAAATGTGGCAGGATTAACCATTTCAGAATTTGCTGCAAATACTATACAGTTGAGTAGTGAATCTTTTGCAGATAACAACACGTCTTTAATGACATCAGCAGCGATTGCGGATAAAATTGAATCCTACGGCTATACAACGCAGGTGGGCGATATTACAGGAGTTACAGCAGGAAGTGGGCTTACAGGGGGGGGAACAAGCGGCACAGTTAGTGTTTCTTTAGATTTGAAAGATGAAGATAACATGGCATCTGACTCTGCAACTCATGCAGCATCTCAACAGTCTATCAAGGCATATGTTGATTCTGAAGTAACTTCATTGATTGATTCTGCGCCGGGTGCATTGAATACTTTGAATGAACTTGCTGCGGCATTAAATGACGATGCATCCTTTTCTTCAACTATTACTACAAGCATAGGTACTAAACTTGCAAAGGCAAGCAATCTATCCGATCTTGCTAATGTAGGAACTGCAAGAAGTAATCTTGGTTTGGGTTCTCTTGCTACATTATCTAGTATAGATATTAATTCTAATACCAATCTTGCAGTATCTGCCCCTATTGTATTAACAGGAGATACGCTATCTCTTGCAGATCCTGCAAATCTTTCTGAATTAAATGAATCAACCGATGCTACTGATGATAAAATACTCCTTTGGGATGAATCGGGTTCAGCATGGAAATACATGACTCTTGATAATTTACAAGATTCAATAGATACTTCTTCAAACGATACAAATACCACTTACAGCATTAGTACCGCAGTATCTAGTGATGATGCAAATATTGTTTTGACCGATTCAAGCGGCACAACAGATACCGTAAAAATTGCAGCCGGAACAAATATATCTGTAAGTCATTCAACAGATACAATTACATTAGCAGCAACCAATACTCAACTATCTACTGAAGCAGTTCAAGATATAATTGGCGGCATGGTTGATGGTGGAACGGAAACAAGAATAGGAGTTACCTACGATGATACTAGCGGAAAAATTAACTTTGTTGTAGATGACATGACAGCAGACACTAACACCTTCAGAACAATAACAGCAGGAGGCAACACATTAGGTGCTAGTGAGACTTTAGCGTTTACAGCAGGGTCTAACGTATCAATAAGTGAATCAGGTGGGGCAGTTACCATTACTTCTACTGATACCAACACTCAATATTCTGTTGGAGATGGAGGACTCACTCAAAACAATTTTACTGATGCTCTTAAATCAAAATTAGATGGTGTAGAAGCGTCTGCCGATGTAACAGATACTGCTAACGTAAAATCCGCATTGGGAAGTGCAATAGGGGGTAATGCACTTCAAATTGGAGATGGTAGCACGACTACTACATTTCCCGGTTCAATTGTAGTTACAGGAACTACAACTACAAACCATGTGGAAACGGTTTCGACATCTAATGGTGTTGTCTTTGAAGGCTCTAATGCAGATGACAATGAAGTAACTCTCAAGGCGGCAACAGTAAGTGCTGATCGAACAATTACTTTGCCTGACTTAACAGGAACGGTTGCATTAACAAGCCAACTCACATCAGATACTAATACTCAAAATGTGTTTACTTCATCGTTTGTTGATTCGACTAATGACATCTTATTACGTTTAACTAAAAGTGGTGCAAGTAGTGGAACACAAGATATTAAGTTTGTAGCAGGAACTAATGTTACTTTGACTCATACCGATGCTAACAACATAACAATTGCATCTACTGATACCAATACTGAATATTCAGTAGGAGATGGCGGTTTAACACAAAACAATTTCACTAATACCCTCAAAAGTAAATTAGATGGTATCGCAGCATCAGCAAATAATTATGTTCATCCTAATCATAGCGGTGAAGTAACCTCTACTGCTGATGGGGCTACTGTCATAGCATCCAATGTTGTTGATGAAGATAATCTAAAAGTTACTAACTCTCCAACAGATAATCATCTTCTAAGTTATGATTCTGCAAGTGGTGGTTTTACTTGGGTTGCAGCAGGTGCAGGTGGAGAAAACAATCAAAATGCTTTCAGCACCGTAGCAGTATCAGGGCAAGATAACGTAGTCGCAGATGCCGCTACTGATACACTTACGTTTGCCGCAGGTTCAAATGTAACTATTACTACTACGGCAGGTAGCGACACGGTTACTTTTGCGTCTGCTGATACTAACACTCAATTGACTCAAGAACAGGTTGAAGATTTTGTCAATGGTCTTATTGTAGGCGGAACAAATGTTACCGCTACTTACGATGATGCGGCAGGAACACTAACACTTTCTTCTACTGATACTAACACCCAATTAAGCACCGAAGCGGTACAAGACATTGTAGGGGCTATGTTAGTAGGTACGGAGACTAGAATCGGTGTAACGTATGATGATACTAATGGAAGAATTAACTTTGTAGTAGATGATATGACAGCAAATGATAATACATTCAGAACTATTACAGCAGGTGGTAATACGCTTGGCGCATCAGAAACACTTGCTTTTACTGCGGGTTCTAATGTAACTATAACAGAAAGTGGTGGTGAGGTAACAATAGCCTCAACAGATACAAATACAAACACTCAACTATCTACTGAACAAGTTCAAGATATTGTAGGCGGTATGTTGGTTGGTACTGAAACAAGAATCGGCGTAACCTATGACGATACAAACGGCAGGATTAATTTCGTAGTAGATGACATGACGGCAAACACTCAATTGACATTACTTGATGAAGATAATTTTGCATCAAATAGTGCTACGGCAGCAGCAAGCCAACAATCAATTAAAGCATATGTAGATGCTGAAGTATCAGGGTTAGTTGATTCAGCCCCAAATACTTTGAATACATTAAACGAATTAGCAGCCGCTTTGGGTGATGATGCTAGTTTTGCAACTACTATCTCTACTTCATTAGGTGAAAAATTAGTAAAAGCAAGCAATTTATCTGATTTGCCTAATGCAGGTACTGCTAGAAGTAACTTAGGATTAGGAACGGCTTCGACATTAGCGGGTGATGGTGCTGTTGCTAATGGCAATGCAGGGCTAGTTACAGGAGATGTTGTTTTTGATTACATAGCAGCGCAAGGTTTTGGAACAGGCGGGGGAGACATAACAGCAGTAGTTGCAGGAACGGGATTATCGGGCGGGGCTACAAGTGGTTCAGCAACTGTAAATCTTAATCATTTAGGTATTCAGTCATTATCTGATCCCGGCGCAGATAGATTACTCATTTGGGATGACTCCGCAGGGGCTATCGTTTTCGCTACCCCTAATGATAATCTTGCAATAAGTGGCACTAACGTAAATGCAACAGACACTAACACCGATACACAACTTACAACAGAACAAGTTCAAGATATAGTCGGTGGAATGTTAGTAGGTACTGAGACTAGGATTGGTGTTTCTTATGACGATACTAATGGTAGGATTAATTTTGTTGTAGATGATATGACCGCAAACGATAACACATTTAGAACTATTACTGCGGGTGGTAATACACTAGGTTCTACTGAAACATTAGCGTTCACCGCAGGGTCGAATATCACTATTACTGAATCAGGTGGTGCTGTAACAATAGCATCTGCGGATACCAATACTCAACTTACAACAGAACAAGTTCAAGACATTGTAGGTGGAATGTTAGTTGGTACAGAAACAAGAATCGGTGTAACTTACGATGATACTAATGGTCGTATTAACTTTGTTGTAGATGATATGACGGCAAATGATAATACCTTTAGAACAATTACCGCAGGAGGAAACACACTAGGTTCTACTGAAACTTTGGCTTTTACAGCAGGTAGTAATGTAACAATAACTGAATTAAATGGGGCAGTAACTATTGCTTCAACCGATACTAATACTAACACTCAATTATCTACTGAACAAGTTCAAGATATTGTAGGTGGTATGTTCTCTAGCAATACTGAAACAAGGGTAGCGGCTACTTATGATGATACAAATGGTAAGATAAATGTTGTTGTTGATGATATGACCGCTAATGATAACACCTTTAGAACTGTAACCGCAGGTGGAAATACATTAGGCTCTAGTGAAACCTTAGCATTTACAGCCGGTAGTAATGTAACTATTTCTGAAAGTGGAGGTGCTGTAACTATCGCATCTACCGATACTAATACTACATATTCAGTAGGGGATGGAGGATTAACTCAAAATAATTTTACTAATGCTTTGAAATCAAAACTAGACGGAATAGCGGCTAGTGCAAATAATTACGCAATATCTTCTGACCTTTTAGATGAAGATAATATGGCTAGTAACAGCGCAACCAAAGTAGCAAGCCAACAATCTATCAAAGCCTATGTAGATGCAGAAGTAGCAACAAATGCTTCTTCAATATCAACAAATGCTTCTGCAATAACAGCGATAACAAATGGTGCGCCGTCTTTACTTAACACACTAGATGAATTAGCCGCCGCTTTGGGGGATGATGCTAACTTCGCTACAACAACTGCCACTTCATTAAGTGAAAAATTAGTAAAGACGAGTAACTTAT